GACAAATACTGCTTTAGCAATATTCTCCTTGTTATATGGACTAACCAAAGATGTTATTCCTCCAACTTTTTGTCTTGCTTCAACTAAAATAGAATTTAAATTTTTCTGATTAATAATTACACTAGGCACTTTGCTGAACACCAACTCTTCTTAAATTACTCTCATAAAAAAGAATATTTCCAAATGGATCAAGTCTTGGGTGGTATGATTCAATCTCAAAAATAGTTGGGGGATTATCAATCTTGTCTGTCTCAACAAAGAGTGTCTCTCCAGCCCGATTCTTAATGTTTGTAATTCTAAAACGCTTTGACAGTGGAGTCTTTGTCTTTAACTTAATCTTTTCTTCTTCGCTATATATAGTTCCAAAATTTTTATTGTTATCTGACACAGATGCCCCTGATGAATTTAAAATGTCAATATGGCATTCTATTGTTTGATTAAATACCCATTCACGATTAATAGTTCCGCTACTAGAATCTTGGCTTTTCTGTTGAATGTAAACATCACAGTGCATATTTAAAAGTCCTTGACCAATACCACCGTACATTTAAATCACCACAATAGCAAGGACCTTAAAGATATCTAGCAAATTGTCTGCAACTAGATTACCCGTTCCCGTAAATGCTGAATCTCTTAATTCTACAGACATTTGACCTGTATCAAACTTGCTTACATATTTTTGTCTCCATAAAGAGTCATTGTAGAGACTATCTGAAACTAATAAAAATGCTGCCTGTTTTACTTCAATAGGAATATAAGCATATCCCATTGTTGCATAGACCTTATACCTTGATCCATTTGCCCACCCTGTTTTTGGAGAACTCCATGTTGCTGATGGAGGGATTACAGTCATTCCGTTATCAGAAGAGTTAGTAATTCTAAGACCTTGACCAGTCTCTGTTAATTCAATCGTATACCCTAGAGCATTATAATTATTATCTGCGTCATAGATTAACACATCATCTTGATAAATCTTGCTAAAGGCTGTCATGGTCTCAAAAAACACTAATGTATCTGAACCATTACCATAGACAACTTGGGAACCTTGCCTTTGACCAAATGATCTAGATGTGTAATTATCAATTGCTAACCTAGCAAAACGCTCTGCACTTCTTAATTTAGCATAAGAGAAGTAATTTGGATCTGTAGGTTCTGCACCTAGCCCTAATTCTTCAATTATTTCACCAATACTTACATAGGGAGTTGATATAATTACATCTTGTCTGTAGGTTGTTGTGACAGAATCAAGAACATAACTCCATGTCACTAAAAGCCTTCTATCGGTATTTGTAATATCTGTACCTAATTGAAAGTAGAAGTGCCCAATATCATCAGTATTTTGAGTAGATGTACCACTCTTTACAACTACAGATGTTGCAATATCTTTTACAATATATGTTGGAGTGCCAGTTGGTGCAACTGGAACATCATTTTTATTGATATATAAATCAATAGTGTGTGATGAATTAGTATTTAATTCTATCAAATTAATTCTCTCCTATTAGGAGTAAAACTCCTGAATTTCATATGGGGTAGCCATTCTAAAGCCTTCTTCATGGTTAAAAATAAACTGTGCTTTGTCTACATCAACTACCGCAAATGGGTGATCCTTTGTAAATTCAACTCCACATGTTTCATATAGAGTGTTATTTCTATCCATCTTGATTAAAACTGTATCTTTTTCTTGCTTTTTCTTGGCTGGGACTTTCTTTTCAATTACTGATTCTTCAACTTCTTTAATATCCTCAGTTGGAGCAAATTCTTCATACATTTCAAATGTTACTCCCTCTTCTGTTAATAGGGCAAGCAGTTCTGCTTTGTTTTTTGATTCAGAATGATCTACTGCAAAACTTTCTGCAACTTGCTTTAACTCTGATACTTTCATTGTGTCGAATGACATAATTAATTCCTTTCTAGTTATATCTATTATACCAGAAATTAATTAGGGGAAGGATTTAAATCCTTCCCCTAATTGAATAGTATTGAACTAATCGACTAATTAGTCGTTAGTTGCTCCACCTTGCTTGATATCCTTAACAACCACAACGGCTTCTAAGTTCTCAATTGCACATCCAACACGAATGAATAGAGTGTATTCTACTGTATCCTTCTTCGCCTTGAACTCACGGAATACTGTTACATCACGCTTGATACCTACAATGAAGTTCTGCGGGAATGTAAGAACCAAATCACCGTGTGTTGCAGAGTTCATCCCAGCAGCACTGTAACCAGTTCCTAACTGAGTTTCATCCATCAACGGAACGCTGATTACTGGAACACCGAATGCGAATGGTGTTACAGAACCTGGACCACCATTATTTGCAGCCACATCTCCACGAATGATACCTGAAGAGATATCGTATGGAGTTGCATTTGTGCCAGTAAGGTTGAACAAGTAGTCCTGTGACAAGTTAGATCCTGCGAAGAATCTTAACTCATTACGGCGTTGCTTGTACTTACGAGGCATCTTGGAAAGTGCCTTGTTGAATGTCTTTGAAGAAATTCCATAGCCACCATTAGATACAACGGTTGAACCATTGTAACCCTGGACTGCTGAAGTACCTGCCTTAGCCTGGGTAATCCAACCGTTAAACATGTTGATACCTGTTACTCCACCTGCGACACTACCATTGATAAGAACATCTTCGATGTCATTACCTGCCTGTGTTGCCATCAAGCGAGCGATGTGATCTTCAAGAGCAGCACCTTCAATGTTATCTTCTAGTGATTCACTAGAAAGTTCCCAATCAAGACGCAACTTTGTTGTTGTCAAAGAAACCTTTGAGAACTGTGCATCCTGGTTAAGACCAGAAAGAGAAGTGTAATCCGTTGGATTTGCTTCAGTTGCTGCACGAAGTAATCTCTGTCCGACAGAAACCTTATCAATTTCTGTTGTGTTGCTACGCATACGAATTGTGCGAGCAGCCTTTGCGAGAATTGTTGCATCCCACATGTAATCAATAAATCGATTAGCCTGATCTGGATAGAGAAGACCTGTACCTGTATTTGCTGTTGTACCCTGTGCACCTGTCACAGAAGTACCACCGTAACCTAAGCCAGAACCTGAAGCGGTTCCTGCGTTAATTACTTTTTCAATAAGTGTATTACTCATTTTTTTATTTCACCTACTTTTCCTTTTTTTATTTTTTATAGATCTTGGACACCGAGGAAGCGACCATTCCAGATACTATCGTTTGATTTCTTGATTACCATTGATTCATTATCTGAATCGTTGGACTTCTTCATTGCAGTTGATGCTTCGTATGCATCCATACGGTTCTGAATTGTACGAAGGTACTCATCCAGTCTTTCAACTGCCTTACTTAAATCTTCATGCTTTGCAACAAATGCATCCATCTGAGACTTAATCTCTAATACAACTTTTTCTGGTTGTGTATTATCATTGATGTTAATTGTAGCCTTTTCAATTGTATCAGTGATATAAGACTTAATGCCCTCAAGCATCTTTTCAAATTCTGATCCCGTTTCAACTTCTGCATCTTCAGTAACCTCTACTTCTTCTACTGATTCTACAACTTCTTCAACGATTTCTTCTGCTGGCGCATCACCGTCAACAGACTTTTCAATTACTTCTACAGCCTCTTCAGCAACAACTTCGGTTGCCTCTACAGCAACTTCTTCAGTTGCCTCTACTGTTTCTTCTACTAATTCACTCTCGTCAAGTGACTTAACAATTTCTTTTGCCATTTCATTACCTCCTTCTACAGTAATATCTTTTGCTATATAAGAGTTTACAACTCTTTCTAAATCAGCAGACTTTGCTACTGAATCTTCAATCCATCCAACATTTTGCATAACTGATGAGCAAACATCACATTCTTTTGACTCAAGGTCTTCTGCTGTAGCAATTTGATCGCTATCGCAATAAAAAACATTTAATGCTTTTACGGTAGTTGCCATTCCAGTCATTTTAAAGCCAATATCTGCTTTCTGAATGGAAAAAACATTTGCAAATTGATTTGCTGGATTGTCTACAAGGGATAATTCTGTTAAATCGTAATCCTTGATAACTCTAACTGGACCGTCTACTTCCTCTGAATCTAAAACAGTGTCTGTTTTATTAATGCTTCCCCCAATTGAGAAGCCAGATAAAGTACCGTCTAAAACTTTTTCCCATGTATCCTGTGCACCTTTTGATACATATACATCAACAAATACTCCACTATAGTTTTTCTTTGTTTTTGCATCATAATAATCTTTTTGAGTAAAAGAAACAACTTTGCCAACTGCAATTGGCTGGTGCATTTCACGAATATTTCCACGGAATCTGGTAAAAGCATTAAGGCTTGCAGATGTATCTACAATATCTCCATGCTTATCTACATTGTCTAATGTGGCGAAGCCTGATACGGTTCTACGCTCTTTATCGACCTTAGCAAAGGGGACAGCAAGGTTAATGCTGTTGCCATTTGATGTCCAATAAGACTTTTTAATTTCCATAGTACTTAAATGATACCAAGTTTACTGATAAATACAAAATATTTATAATATTTTTTTTATATCAGTTTTGCTGGCGACCATCTCCCTTTGCATTTCTTCCTTCTCCACTTGTATCTGGAGAGTTAGATGAACGATTTTGATCTCTAGTTCTGCTTTGATTTGCCTGTGTTTTTTGCTCTGCCGACTGCTGTGCATTAAGTACTACAACTTTATCTCCGCCATCTAGAGGAATCATACTCTTTCTAATTCTTACATCATTTGGAGTAATAACCTGCATGCGAAGATATCTTTCATCAATCTTAGACTGAGTATCTTCATCAGTTAATGTTAATTCATTAAACTTTAGCACAAACACATCAGTAAATTCAGATATAACCTTATTTACCTTAGACTCTAGTTCATCCTGCTGTGGACGAGTAACCTGTTCACGGAATGTCTTGTCAGCATCTCTAGCATTTGCAAGTGATACTCCTGGAAGAATAGATACTTTAGTTAGTGGAACTCTATGAGCCATAAGGATTTCAATCTTGTTGTCTTCACGATACTTATGGAATGAAGAATCTTGAACTCCCGCTTCAACAGGCTCCATTTTAAATTCTACCTTTGCATTACCTTCATCTGCTGGAAGGGGAATGTAAAGTGTTCTATGATTAGAACCCTTAAGACCAGTCTGGAAAAACTCTAGAAGTTTACGCTCTGAATCTGGATTTAATTTTGCACCCTTAACAGTAATAATATAACGAGGAACTGCCTTGTTTTCAAAATAGTCAATATTAAACTGTGATGCGAATTGATCTCCAGCAATTGCATTTGCTGCTGGGATAACATCAGGGATACCATAATAATAATTTGTTGGAGTATATTTTTTAATATGAATTACTTCATTAGGTTGTGTATCTCCAGTAATAGGATCAATTGTTTCCCGATCCCCAAAGTTACGGAAAAACATTGTTCGGTAATTTACAATCTGAACAAAACCATCACGCTTTCTGCGAACACGCATGGTAGTTGATGGAATATGACCAACATACCCAATTGTGCCAGTATTTGTTCTACCAATTTCAATGTATCCATTTCCAGTTACTTCAAGGTCTAGGTATACCTTCTTTAAAACCTCAAGGAGTGTGTCATCATAATTAGTATTATCAATTGTTTTCATAAGTTGCTGTTTCATTTTAGCAATCTTACGGCGGAATCTTTGAATTTGATCAATATTGTCATCTGGAATTTCATCCATCTTAGCAATAACCTGTGGAGTTTCCACAAATTCATATCCAAGTCCAACAACATTAGCCACCTTAGCGTGAACTGCTGAATAGTGTGATGAATTAATTTCATAAAGATGTGCTAAATAATCCTGATTGTATGTAGGCACTACTACATTAAATAATGCATAAGCGGTAACTTCAACTGGTTCTAACTTCTTAGAGGATGTTCCATCTGCACCCGTATTGGCAAATGATACTTGACCTAGTGGTAACTGATTCCCTCCATTTGGAGACATAATCGTTGCTGCCTTTTGAATATCCCTATTCATCTTACGGCGGAAGTTATGTGAAATATTAGTTAGAGTGGATAACTCTTCCCCAGAAATAGTAAATGGATCGTTAGAGATTACTGGTTCACTCTTATAGAAACGACCTAAATCTCCAGATGTTTTAATTTGAACTAAATTATCTTCATCTTCATCAGTCGAAATCTTCATCATATGTACTAATTCCCCTCTTACGCTTATCTTCTAACTGGTAATGCTCTTCTTTGAATGCAGCAAGGTCTAGTTCGTCTGGAATTAGACCCCATTCCATTCTCTGCTTTTGGTATTCATACTCTTCATCTGTAACTTGCCTTGCACCAGAAATAAAGTAAGGAAATCCACCTTCAACTCCTACTTCTTCAGCAACTCTCTTTAAATTCTCTATTCTTTTCTTATCATTTTTAATAGATTGAATACATAGTGTATTCCCATCTGAATCCATAATTCTCTGACCTTGTGGAGTCAGCCATACATAAACACCGAAGATTGACTCTTCTACAATACTTGTTTTCATTTTTTTCTTTGACATACCACTATTCTACCATTATATATACTAAAAACCCAATTACTGACCATTTACTGAGAATGTTACCCCAGATTTTAACAGACGAGGGGAATATTCAGATATAGTTATTGATGATGAATCATTAACAGTAATAGAATTAATTCCTATATTCATCAAATATCTTTTTAATGAAAAATCAGAATCTTTTGCATCAGAATACATATTTATATTACTATATGTTCCATGTGCATGAAAACCAGAACTTGAAGTATTTTTTCCATTAAGAATAATTGTATCTCCAGATTGTATGGGGCTTGCTCCACTAACTATTCCTACAAAATGATAAATTTCGTCAAGTGTGGTTGGATAGGGGCTTGTTGCAAGTTTTCCATTTATAAATACTGAATCCCAACCAGAAAACACAACTTGATCTGAAGATGGCTGATAGATTAAAGATATACTAGGACTTCCACCTAAAACCTTGATAATATCAATAATAGATGCATTTGTTGTTGACCCTGGCTTTGTATCCATTCTAAAGAAAAACTCTAAAGTTCTAGTATCTGATTGCAAAAGTAGGTTTGCTCTTCCTGGAAGTTGTGACCCAGTTGCTGGCTCAAAATGCGTTCCAAAATTAAAGTCTCTTGCTAATAAATTAAATGTATTACTTTTAATGACATATGCATTATCAGTATTATTTATAGGGGACATATCAAATCTGAATCCATCTGAATATTTATTTAAACTTGTATATCTTGAAAACTCAGCAAATGTCGTAGTTGCCTTTGCATATTGACTATTTTGAGTTTGCATGGATATTTTAACATATAATAGTCCTGGAGTTGTAAACAATTGATCTGATGGAATTTGTTCTCCATTTACACTTAATGATGTATATGTAACAGAATCTGAAGATGTAGATATAAGTGTATTTTTTGATGAAGACCCATAGTGAATTTTTGTTCCAACAATTGATTCTGTATCCCCAAAATTTATAGCAGTTTGCCAGTCTCCATATTGTTCTACAGGGACTGTATTGAAATCAGTAATATTTGATGGCAAAATATTTAAAGTATTTGATAGGTCAACACTACATACTGGAGTTGTAGTTGGGGAGACAAGGGATGATGGAATATTATCAATATCATAAACCTTAAACAACCTAATTGGATCTAATGCTGGGTAGTTTGTAATTACCCCTGCAGATGTTTCATATGAATTTCCAATATATATCGATGAAGAATCATTTAAGAATACACGAGTTAATGTATCTACTTTATTTGCTGCCCCAGTATTTAATACAACATACATTGATTGGTTTATAAAGTAAACTTTTACATCTACCCACTGGCTTGATGCATAGGCAGATGATGTATAGTTAAATCCCCCTTCTGGAGAATAAACTTTAATTTTATGGTCTGATGTCTTTGCAACAATTAGTGTTCCAAAACTAAATCCAGATGCACTTAAAAATGAAACTTGCGATCCACGAGAAGTGCTTATATAGACTCTAGCGGTAATTGCGTGTTTTGCTGGATTAAATAAAGTTGAAAATTCATTAGAAGATAAAGATGTATCATTATATGTAGTAAATCCCTTTTCAGACGCTACAGTAGAAAATGTGGCAAACTGGTAGGTAGTTTTTTTACCATATAGTGTTAAGTCTTTAATTGTTTTGAAGGTTAAATTTCCATTTTCAATTACTAAATTATTTAATAGTCCAGTAGACCAACTATTATTACTATTAAATATTTTATAGTTATTTATAACTCCATCATTTTGGTCAAATGTTATCTGACCGCCATTATTTCTAAGGGCATGAGATTTTGTATCTACTGAATATAGCCCCCAATAAATATGAGATTTTATTTGTCTAATAGTTAAGTTATAGTTGTAAATTACTAGTGAATCTATTAAAAAATAATCTGTATTTGCTGTGCTTCCAATAACTATATCTGGAAGCGTTGTAATTGTTTGGGGGAAAACATCAGAATTGCCAATGGTTAAAAATTCTGATCTTTTTCCATTTACAGTAAGCCAAAATGATCTATCCTTGTAGTTAATAACTACATGTTTTTGAGATTCATATGAATCTATACTCATCTTTAAGACATATGCATTTGTAATAGTCCCATTTGAATATCTAGTTTTATCACTTACTGAAACTTTTAGATATACATAATTGTCTGCAAAAGATAAAGTTATTGTTTTTGTTAAAGCATAAGTAAAAGATAAAACTTCAGTATTTGTTGGAATTGTATCAAATGCCAGCCAAAACTCTAAAGAAAAAGCATTTTTTTCTGCTGTCTTATAAAGAATGTCATAAGTGTTTGGAATTACTGCTCCAACTGTAGATGCGGGAACTTTTAATGCACTAATGCTTCCAGAAACAATTGGTAAAACATCAGAATATGTACCACTTACAGATGTAGCATTATTTAATGTTCTAGTACTTCCACCAGTCCAATATCCACTAGATATATCATTTAATATATATCCATTTTCAAAGCACCAAAATCCAGATGGATTATCTTTAAGTACCCTTTTCTGATAAGACATTAATATACCCCTTACATATTTTATTTAATTATACCATTATTTAGGAAAATTTAATATTAAAATTTATTAAATGATTATTTGCCAGTTTGTACCATCAGATACTAGCAGTGCTGAACCCGCTCCAGTTAATATTGCATTTCCCAATGTTCTAGAAGTTTTAGGATATACATTTGATGATGCAGAAATAACACCACCCGCACCTTGACATAAAATACGAACTTCTTTACCAGCAATAGCGGTTGGCAGGGTGAGGGTTACTTGTGTAGCGGAGGTCAAAACAACATTTGGCGTAGGGGTAGTTGCAGGTATTGAATAAGTTGTTCCTGACTGAAGATTTGGAGCATTCTGTGGATTATTAATTACTACTCTTGCAGTTGTTGAAGTGCTACCAATGTTTATTGCCTGTGATGCTGTGGCAGATACTGCACCTGTACCAATATTTACTTGCAAGAAACCTGCTCCAGTAGAGGTAATACCACCGTTAGCAATGTTCACCGTATTGTTTGCTGTTGTTCCACCAATTGCACCATTTGCAAAGTTAATTGTTTTTACCTGTGTGCCAGTGTTCGCTCCGCTTGAATACGAATGTGTACCAGCATTAGGTGAAGGATTAACAACAGATGTAGATGTTGCTGTGCCACCTAAATTTAGCGTTGTGGCAGCACCAAAAGCGGTGAAAGAAGCAGCAGGTACAGTAATACTTGTGTTGATAGTTGGTGCCTCTATTGTTGGGTTTGTATCTAATACATTTGAGCCAGTACCAGTTGTTGCAGTTGCACCCGTTCCACCTTGAGCAATAGCAAGTGTTCCACTGATATTTGCCACAGTGCTTGTTAGTAAAGCAATTGTTCCACTACCAGTTGGAAGTAAAAAGTTTCCACCTCCAACTTGAGGGGAAATTGTTACTGAACTTCCGTCTGCTGGTTTTAATATAAGTTGTGCAGCAGTGCTTAAATTTGGATTATTAATTGTAACACTTGTTGTTGCTATTGGAGAAGTTAAAGTTACTGCGGGAAGTGTTGTTGACCAGGATGGGACACCTGATACGGATGTTACTAATACACTAGAGTTTGCAGTAGTAAGACCAGTTACTGTATTTGCAGTTCCTGCATAAAGAATAGTATTTACTGCATATGTATCCGCAAATGTTGATGTTGTCCATGATGGTGCTCCAGAAGCACCAGACTGTAAATGTTTACCAGCAGTTGCAGTTCCTGCAAGTATTGCCATAGCAGAAGCAGTTGAATAAACAATACCGCCATTAGATGCAGTAAGTGAAGCATTTGTTCCACCACCAGCAAGACTTGAGAGAGCCATTGTTCCAGATAATGCTGGAACTATAATTGTATTTGTACCTGCAATGGCAGTACTCATATCTAGTGTTACTGTGCCACTTGTTGATCCAAAAAATATTAAATCTTTACCTGGTGCAAGAGCAATATGTTCTGATGATGTCCAAGATGATGTTGAATTAACCCATTTAAATTCTTTATCTGTAGTACCCTTAAGTGTAATACCCCCACCATCTGCTGTTAAATTACTTGCACCACCATAAGTAAATGCTAATGAACCTACGGTATTTGCATTTGATGATGTAAATGTAAATTGCGTTAGACTATCAATACTTGTAATTGTAGCGTTTGAGCCAAATGCTCCAGTACCAGAAGTTTTGGTTAAAGTCATTCCTGGAACCATTCTACTAGTAAGTGTT